AACGTCAAGCAGACTATCTTCCACCTTATGTCGGTAGAGGCAAGCAAGCGTCTATACATTCAAGAGGTTCGTGAGACTGTGCCACATGAGAAACTAAAAGCATACGAGGAAGCCACTGTAGGCACAGGCCGTGTGTTTGCATTCGACCACTTCGGTTCCATCCAGACGGACGAGATACTTGCTCGTATTCGTTACATGATTAAGGCTCTTGACTGTAAGTTTATTATCCTTGACCACCTATCCATCTTGGTGTCAGGTCTTGAGGGTGACGACGAGCGGCGCAACATTGACAAGATGATGACCAACCTACGCTCTCTTGTAGAAGAGACGCAGTGCTGTGTCCTGCTTGTCTCCCACTTACGCCGTGCCTCTGGTGACAAGGGTCAGGAAGAGGGCAAGGAGATTAGCCTGTCTATGCTCCGTGGCTCACACAGTATTGCACAAATCAGTGACGCTGTGATTGCAATGGAGCGTGACCAGCAGGCTACCGACCCCATCGTGGCCAACACAACCACAGTGCGTGTCCTTAAGAACCGCTATGCTGGTGAGACTGGTGTTGGTGCTTACCTCTTGTATGACCGTGACACTGGCCGCATGACAGAGATTGACGACCCTAACAAGGAAGACTTTGGCACAGTAGACGTGGGGGATTACCTGTGATATGTATTACAGGCAGCTTCAAGAGTTACACAGACATTTAGTTAGGTATATAAAAATGAGGAAATGTAGTAGATGCACTAAAGAAACATGGAACCTCACAAAGCGAGGGTGGCCGATGTGTGGTGACTGTACTAGGAAAATTAAACTTGATAAGTACTACCAAAAAACATATGGAGTTAGCTACTACACCATCCTCACTATGTTCAAGAGGCAGAAAGAAAGGTGTAAGATATGTGAGGTAAAGCTAAAGCTACCTAGCGATAAACACTCTGAGGTTGTAAAGAAAGCATGTGTTGACCACTGCCATGACTCAGGTGATGTTCGAGGTATATTGTGTACCACATGTAACACAGGATTGGGGGCGCTTGGAGACACCAAAGAAAGCCTTTCAAAAGCACTTAAGTATCTGGAGGAAATAGAAAATGGAACAACTTAAACCAATCGTAGGCAGCGTAAACATTCCCTTCTCACGAGAGAGATATGAACGCTCAGACAACAAGGCCAAGCAATGGGTGGTTGATTACTTATCCACACAAGGCCATACAAATTTAGACACGACAGAAGATTTTTCTGTTGACATCAAAAGCGAGTTGGATTATACTAAGTTCTTCAACGAGGCGGAGATAAAGTATGGATGGAAAGGTGATTGGAATCCTAATTGGAAAGAGATACGAATACCTTACCGCAAACATAAACTTATTAATGCAGTAGCAGACAAGGGTGTCTTACACTTCTACATCATACGACCTGACATGAAAGCAGCGTGGCGTATTAGTGGTGACACAGCATCTAAGTCAGTAGTTAAAGAAGCACAAGGTGGACGCATCCTACAGGGTGAACAGTTCTTCCACGTACCTTATCAAGAAGCGGAGTTAATTGAAGTATGAAAAGATTAGTAGTAGACATTGAAACAGACAGCCTAGATGCTACTACTATTTATTGTATTGTAGCTAAGGACATCGACGAAGACCGCATCTACACTTACAAACCAGACCATGTTCACCACGCCAAGAATCTTATTGAGAGTGCAGACATTGTTATCATGCACAACGGAGTGTCCTTTGATGCTCCTGTCCTCAAGAGATTGCTTGGTGTGGAGATACCACTGGCTAAGATACGTGACACACTTATCATGTCGCAGCTTGCCAGCCCAGTGCGAGACGGTGGTCATTCACTTGACGCTTGGGGTAAGACACTTGGCTTCGGGAAGATAGACTTCCACGACTTCTCAGGTTACACAGACGAGATGCTTAAGTATTGCATCAGGGATGTAGACCTAACAGCTAAGGTGTATAAGGCTCTTGTCCCTACACTCAAGGGTTTCTCTGCTCGTAGCATTAAGCTTGAGCATCAGATTCGTGCAGTGGTTGACAAGCAAGAGAAGAACGGGTTCACACTTGACGTGAAGGAGGCAAGCCTGCTAGTTGCAAAGCTATCAGATAAGTCTCACAAACTTAGAGAAGAACTTCACGAAGTCTTTAAACCTATTACAGAGATTAGAGTATCTGAGAAGACAGGTAAAAGATTAAAGGATAAGGTTACTGTGTTCAACCCAGGCTCACGCCAACAGATTGCACAACGCCTTATGAACTTGGGTTGGAAGCCTAAGAAGTTTACTGAGAAGGGACAGCCGATTGTCGGTGAAGAGATTCTTGAGAAAATCGACATCCCCCAAGCTCAGTTGATTGCTACATACCTTACGCTTGAGAAGCGTGTGTCCCAGATTAAATCTTGGATTGCTGTAGCAGACGAGAACGACAGGGTACACGGCAGGGTTATGACGCTGGGTACAATCACTGGTCGTATGTCTCACTCGTCACCCAACATGGCACAGGTTCCTGCTGTCTACTCACCCTATGGTAAGGAGTGCAGGGCATTGTGGAAAGTATCTAGTGACGACTACACACTGCTGGGTACTGACGCATCAGGACTTGAGCTACGGATGTTAGCACACTACATGAACGACGAAGCCTACACCAAGGAAGTTGTAGAGGGTGACGTTCATACCGCTAACCAAACAGCAGCAGGATTACCTACAAGGGACAACGCAAAGACATTTATCTATGCCTTCTTGTATGGTGCTGGTGCTGGTAAGATTGGACAGGTCGTCAATGGCACAGCCAAGGATGGTCAGCGTCTGATTGATAACTTCTTAAACAACATGCCTGCCTTGAAAGCACTACGCTCTAAGGTAGACAAGTTGTCTGGCAGAGGTTATCTCATTGGCTTGGATGGTCGTGTCCTTACCATACGAAACAAACATGCTGCACTCAACCTGCTATTGCAAGGTGCTGGTGCAATTGTATGTAAGGAATGGCTTAAGTTTATTATTATCCTAGCCACTAAAGCAAAGCTGGACTTCAACCTTGTTGCAAGTGTACATGACGAATACCAATTCGAGGTACGTAAGGGACAGGAAGAAGCCTTCGGTGCTATTACTAAGGAGGCAATGAAGCTTACAGAGGAATCCCTCAAGGTTAATTGCCCCCTAGATTGTGAGTATAAGACTGGCTTATCTTGGTCTGACACCCACTAAAGTGAAAATAAATGTTGACATTCTATTCAGGGTGTGGCATTATACAATCATCGCAACGGCAATAATGCTTAGCGAAACGGAAGCCAAACGGAATCCAAAACGGAGAATTAAATTATGACAGTAGTATCAGGTAAAGTTTATTGGGCATCTATTCAACAGCCGAACACAACGTACGAACCAGAGTGGGGTTTGGACTTGCTTGTGGATGACAACAACCGCAAAGCCATCGAAGCAGATGGACTTACTATCAAGAATAAAGGCGACGAGCGTGGAGACTTTGTACACATTCGTCAGAAAACAACCCGCCGTGATGGCTCAACCAACGAAGCACCTGAAGTTATGGATGCACAGAAGCAACCATTCGAACAGCTTGTAGGTAACGGCAGTGTATGTAATGTAATGTATACACCGTTTGCTTGGGAGATGAATGGCAAGTCTGGTGTATCCCCACTACTCAAGAAGGTTCAAGTAGTTAACCTTGTTGCATATGCTGGTGGCGGTGCTGAAGACTTTGACGTAATCGAAACTGCTGCTGCTCCTATTCAGGACATGGCAAGCGACGAGATTCCTTTCTAAGTAAAAGGAGTAAGCACGGGGGCTGCACTCAGATATTTGGCAGCTGAAGATGGATACGGGACGGGGACTCCATCACCTTTATCAGGAGATTATTATGGAAATTGCACCACTATTAGTTGTCGTATATGCTGGCCTTGCAGGGCTTGTACTTGGCTGGGCTATGCCACGAGGACGTTTCCTCAAGGCTGTACAGCTACGCTTCTTCAAGGGTCTGCACAACTTCTTTGCAGATGAAGAGGAATACATTGCCCATAAGGTACAGCGTATTCGTAAGGCAACAAAGAAAAAGTAGGACGCATAGCTCAGCTGGATAGAGCAACAGCCTTCTAAGCTGTAGGTCGCAGGTTCAAATCCTGCTGCGTTCGCATCAGGGGGTAACAACATGTTATACACTGTCTACAAAATAACCAATAAACAAAACG